GGCTGTTTATATTCATCTGAATGCGGCTGAAAAGATGCACCAATCAAATTATAAACATCCAGAAATTTTTCTAAATTTTCTAAATATTCAATTATATGTAAGTTGTTAGCGATAATTTAAAATTAAGACGACTTGTTGAACTATCAAATCAGAAGCCGAATCCCTGAAATATTTTAGAACATTACTGTTCGCACAATGCCTTAGCAATGTTCTCTCTCAATTCAGGAGTGAGAGAGCCAAGATCACAAGGCAAACCGTACACTTCGGGATAGAAAATTTGTTTGCAACGTTCAAAAGTGAATAAAAGATTAGCATCATATGGTAATATAATACTATTATCATCCTCATCAACCAGATCGCCTCGCAAAACACTTTGACAATAACTTTGAAAAACTTTTCTCACACTTTCAAACTGTTCTCGACTATGAGAGGAAAGAAACATCAACGTTTGATTAAAACGAGCAATCTGGTCTTCTACATTTAGAGGATCAGATTCACTCCAACGAGCTATCTCCATGACAACGTCTATATCTAGGGGAGCTAAATATAGCTTATGCTTTTCATCAAACTTAAAATTACGCTTTAAGTATGTAAGTTCTTCAAAAGGAACATAATCCTCACATATACTAGTTTTTGTAGCAGATGTGTAGATTATTCCTATTTCTTTTAAATGTTTTTCCATGTTTGGCATAGTCATCTTACCGACAGCTAAACCGCCCACACCTTGCACATTATCGTCTCCAAATACACCTGCTCTGACGTATTTGGAAAAATTTCTCAAATCAGTTTCAACTACTCGTAGATAAACATACCTAGGAGTTGCCATGTTCCAAAGACAATTTAATGTAGCTGTAATAGCATTCCCCGAGGTATTTCCTTGTAAGACAGAAAACACAAAATTGTCAACTATATGATCTGAACACAAAATAGTAGCTAACAAAACACGACGAATGCGTTTATTTTGGTTACCATCATTATAAAATCTGGTAGCACAAAACAAAAATAAAATGCCCGCTTGATAGGGCATAGATGCATCCCAATTAGTCATATCTCCAG